TGCTGTTGTATGTGTGCGGGACGGAAATAAGCTCGTCATAATAGATGAAATAGCGAAAGCTCACGACACTGACGCACTAGCTCAGGAAATCGTTAGGCGTTATCCAAATCGTAAAATTCAGGTATTTCCAGATGCTTCAGGCTCTCAACGCTCAACCAACGCAAACGCCTCTAGGACAGATATATCCATACTCCAATCTTATGGCTTTGAAAACATGTCGCCGCGAGCTAACCCCGCAATCAAAGATCGAGTCCAGACTTTGCAAAATCTTCTCTGTAACTCCAAAGGGGAATCACGCTTGGAGGTTAGCTCCCGTTGCGGAAGGGTGATTGAGTGCCTTGAGCTGCAATCGTGGGATGAAAAAACACAACAACCCGACAAGCTTAATGGTTTCGATCATATGAATGACGCATTAGGATACTGTGTATATCGTGAGTTCTCTATTCTGTACGCCCGTGCGGGTAGTAGAACAGGGATTAGAATCTATTAAAGAGGATTTAACGCCGTGGCTTTCAGTGCATACAGTGGATACAACTACTACAGTCGTGATAAAGCAGGAACAGAAACTTTCGTAAATGATCCTAATGCGGCTTGGCAAATACAAGAGCCTCATTGGATTCTTATTGAAGATTTAATGGGTGGCTCTTATG